AACCGTGGGCACATACAAGTCAAATTCTTGTCCTGAGACCCCAGCTAAAATGGTGACTGAGTTTGGGATAGGCACGAACACCGAAGGCACGTCGTACGTCCACATTCCACCCCAGGTCACTCTGGGCATAGGCGGGTCGTAATCCGTCCATGAATCGTTTGGGTTTGTTATCGAGACGCCCGCAACAACATCCGAAATGGTCTGCCCTGCCCCTTCATTTAAAGGAAAGAAGCTTTTACAAGTCGAGACCGTCGTGGGGTCGATGGAAACACCGCTGAGTGGAATCACCAACCGTGCTTTTGTTTTCAATCACGACACCCCTTTTAACGCCGGACAAATCCATTTATTACCATTAGCCCATTGATATGTCTGCCAAGCTAGGATCGACAAAATATTGGTAGGTATCGTAGTAAACTTGGCAAACATAATGCCGTAAATGCCGCCCGTGCCCGCTGGGTTCCATCCACTGGCCCCAAAAATAAGATCATCAAGCGGATCAGTCAACGCCACACCGCCAGCGGATGTAGCATCGGTAGGCGTATTGGCTAATGCTGTAGAGGTATCAGTGATGTTGCATTGATAGGTTGTCTGTCCGGTGCTCGTATTAAACGCGCTTAAAACGTTGGCGCGACCATAATGAAGCGTGAACGCGGTTCCAGTAGCCTGATAAGCTGAAGCCGGGCCCAATATAAAAGGCGCAGCAGTAGCTAAGTTTATAACGACCCCGGTAGCCGCGCCAAACGAAGATGGCGGGAAAGCACTACCGTCCCCCACGACAAAATACATAAATGGACTATCCAGAGCGATGTCTGTACCAGTCGTGTTCTTCGCGCCAGAGGTCGTCTTTATCCCAAATCCGTCGGCTGTCCGAGTCAGACTCGCCACGGATAAAGTGGCTCCCTGAACGATATCGGTTAACACCGCAGAAGCCGCCGCTTCGTTACATGGGAAAAACAACTCAACACAGGGGAAATTGGCGGCGATAGCATCAGCCGTTGTCGCATCCCAAGGACCACCCGCAGCGTGTCCAGAGAAATCTTTCCACGATCTGATAAGGCTCATCGTGTGACCTCCTCGTTAACCGTCATGGTGTTGACCATGCCTACGTAGTCCCATCGAATGATGGCGGGATCGAAATTAAAAGTTCGGGTAGTTCCTGCGGGAACAAAGACGTATTGTAAAACGCGCGAATCTGTCGTGGCTTCGGCAAACCAGTCCGTTGCGACGGCATCATTGGGCGCATCAAAAGAGACCCTTACGCCAGCCCCCGCACCAGCAGTACCTGTGGGAGAAACAGTGAGCTCCTTAATTCCAGTAGCGTCTGTCTGCTTATACGGGGCCGCCGCTGAATAAGTAGTGGTGATGTTGGTGGTAAGCTGGCTGAGTAAGGGGCCGGCATCGGGGAAGTTCTTTTTGATCTTGGCCGTATCGAGGGCCGCTTTCGTGAGTAGTGCGCTCATGGCCGCTCCTATGCGTATGTTAAAGCGGTTAGGTCCGTAGCGGCTTGAGTGAACTTGCCGCCGTCCGCCCACGTAATGACCGTGCCGGAGGACTCATCAATTTTCTGACAACGCCACGTGGCTGTTGCTTCCGCCGTACCAGGGACCGCCTCTGCGATGTACGTGACCGCACCGGAGACTGTAATCTTAGTCGCCAGCGCGCCGGCAACTGTTGGGTGGGAACTGCCTGGGGATGCCTCTAACATTGTCGTCTACTCCTGAAAAGAAAAGTCCGGAAAGCCGCGAAGCGTAACCCGCAAGCGTCTCCCCGGACTTCCGTAATGAACGGTGTTGTGCTCGACCTTACGCGATCGGGCTGGTTTCGGTTGCTTCGAGGTACGCCACGATGGCTTTCAGCCCCAGGAGCACGTCGAGCTTGGTCGTGTAAATCGAATCCGCCACGCGCAGCTCGATCGCCTCGCTGGACGTGGACGCCCCCTCGGTCACCTGGCTCGCCAACTGCTCGCCGAGAATCACACTGTAAAAACGATCTGCCATGTTTCAGTTCCTCAGACAGAAGGGGCGGCTGAGCCGCGTAGCGCTTGCGCCGTTGGCAAGCCGCCCCGTTCCGTTTTAGATGACGTACCGGACCTTGAGTGAAATCGAGGTCGGGCCGCCGTTGAACACGGTTTCCACGACGCAGCAGATGTCGTACTCGCGTTTGGAGTCGGCGGTCAGGCCGAGCACCTCCCACAACTGCTTCTCGCTCTCGGCGTAGGTGTACTCGCCGGACTCGAAGGTCTGGTCGCTGTTGTTGAACGGCCCGCCCGTGAGGGCCAACGCGCTCGCGAACAGGTCGCGGTCAACCACGGCGCTGCCGTTGTCGGCCGTCTGGTACACGCCGATGTCGATGGCGCCGCCGGTCGTCGCGTCCGCGGCGCACAGCATCAATTGCGAGATGCGGGCGTTTGACGGCACCCGAACCATGCGCATGATGGTGTCATCCGCTTGATCCGCGGCCGGGGTTACAACCCCAATCGCTTCGACGAGTCGACTGTTCGACTCGAAGGCGTCGCCCTTCACGATCGGGGTGGCCGTCGCGTTGGTGATGTAGGTAGAAAGTAAGTCAGCCATTTTGGTGTCCTCTGTTCAGTTCAACCGCGATTACGCGCGATACGATTCGATTGCGTAGACCTTGTTTTCCTGCAGACGGGTCGCGCCCACAGTCATGAAGGCGTATGCCTGCCAGGGCTCGCCCTGAAGATCGTGGCGCATCGAGATTGAGGTCGAGATGTCGTTCCACTGGCCGAGATACATGCCACTCTTAACCCATACTGGCAGCGTCACCTCGTTGGTGCCCGCCAGCTCGGTCTCGATCAGTTCGCACTGAATGAACTTAAAGCCCAGGAACTCGACCAGCTTGCCGTCGTTCAGCACCGGCTTGGAGTTGAAGTCCAGCGAGATGATCTGAATTTCGTCCAGAAGCGCGGCGTGGTCCTCGGCGGTGAGGCCGATGTATGCCTCTTCGATGTCGAAATCGACGTGGTTCTTCATCATCAGTTTCTTCACGGCCTTGATCTTGGCGACGTTCAGCTTGGAATTGGCGCCGCCGGTGGCAACGTCAACCTCATTGGCCGCGGTGAAGATGGTGCTGGTCGCGCCTTGCTCGCCGGTCTTGGCGGTACCGGTGAAGGCCGCGCAGATTTCCTCGTCCTTCTTGCGGCCCAGCGCCAGCGCGGCGTTGAGGACGTAAGTGCTCGAAGGATCCGTCAGGAGCCGGAGCTTGTCGTAGTTGTCGATGAGCTGCGGCAGGTCGTAGTCGACCGGGAATACCCAACGGCGATCGGTGGGCGCGTCGACGCGTCCCATCGGAGCGAAGCGAGTGGTAACCTTGGTGGCCTCGATGGCGCCGAACTGGTCGACGGGCGAAGCCTGCTTGCCAGAATGGCCGCCGGTCATTACGGCACCGGCCAGCTTGGAGCCTTTCTGTTGGAGCAGCAGCTCGATGTTGGAGCTGTACTGCTGGTAAAAATGAGTCGGTATATTGATCGACATGGGTCAACCCCTTAAAAACCGTTGAAATTCGGGTTTTCGAAGAGGTTCCCCTTTCCCCACGCGCTGCCTTGCGTGAGTACGATCAGACCTGGCTTCTGCGTTGTCGCACCCCGCCGGGTGACCGTGCTTTCCGAGCTGTCAGCCGGGCCTTTTAGGCTTGTCGGCTTATGTTGGTAGTATCGCTACATGTTGCGTTTTTGTCAATACCTGACGCGAACTACGCTGCCTTCGCCTCCGGATTGAGGAACTGATGCACCCGATCCCATTCTGCCTTGGCATCCACGTTACCGCCCATCAGTTTCGCAGAGAACTCCTTGTCCTGTTTCAGCGCCGTAATGCGCGCCCGAGCGGCGTCTGGCGTCATGACGTTCCCAAATTTTTGTCCGCCGTTAGCAGCCACGAACGTATCTTCGCCCAACTTTTGACCAATGCCGTAAAGAAATTTCATGGCGCCTTCGGTTCCGAGCGCTTTGCGCAGCCCCAACACCTGTTCGGCCGACATGCCGAATTCGCGGGCTACGCCGTCCACGATGGCCTTGTTCTTTTCGAGCGCGGCGCCCCATTCCTTGTTCAGCTTCTCAGCGCCTTCTTTTACCGCCAGCGCCTCGGCTTCCGCGGCCGTTTGCCGCGTCTGCGCCATGTGCGCATTGAACTTCTCAATCACCTTCGCCGCCTGGCCGGTCGTCAGATTGGCTTCGTGGAACCACGTCGAGGCATTCTTGACGAACTCGGGGTCGGCGCCGTTCGGCGCGGTCAGCTTGTAATCCTCGGCTTTGGCCGGACGGCCGAGACGATCGAACACCTTCGTCATGCCCTCGGCGTCGTCGGCCTTCGGCATCCGGATGATCTGGTCCGCCGGCACGCCGAGCAACTTCTCCATGTTCATGGTGCTGCGCACGGCTTCCGCCGGGTCTTTCCAGCCTTTCAGTTCCGCGTATCCCTTGACCTCGGGCTCGAACTTCGCGGTCCAGACCTCGGGCGCACCGCCCGCTCCGGCAGCACCCGCTGCGCCTGCCGCACCTTCGTTTCCAGCGGCACCCGCCGCACCTGCTGCGCCTGCTTCAGCCATAAATCAGTTCCTCACTTGGTTTGATAGAGTTTCCACAGATCATCCGAACTCAGCTTCAGGTGCTGCTGAATCCGGAGAAAGACTTCGCGCCGACCGGCAAGCATGTCGGCTACGTGCGGGTCAGGGTGATACGTTGACTCGTTGGCGCGGCAGAACTTCGCCAAGTCCGCCAGCACGACATCAGACATCGGCCCGTTGAACACGGCGCGATACGCCGTCTGCCGGCCAAACAGAAACTGCTTGGCGCGCTCGATAACGTCGCTCATCACTTCACCGGGTAAGCCAGGCCGCGCTTATCGAGCTCATAGTCCGGCCGCAACCACTCTTCCCACGGCTTCGGATCCTCGCCGGAGGCTTGCGCGTCTGCGTTGTACTTGCCGTACTCAGTGCGCAATTTCTTCGTCAGACCCGCGCTGCCGGCGTTCATCAGATCGTCCGACGCCCGCGGTTTATCCTTCTCTTCCTTCATCATGATTTCGGATGCTTTTGCCATGTCACGCCACCTGTTTCATCATGCCAGCCACTGCCGGCCCAGCTTCGATCGCCGTCGCCACCTGCTGCTGCTTGGCGCGCGCCTGGCGGATAATCTTTATCTGGTCGAGCGAGCGCATCCAGCGCGCCGGCACGGCCTGAATCTCGCCGATCTCCGGCATGATCGTGTCCCAATCGAACCAGTCCAACGGCTCCGGGTTCTGCGACTGCGCCACCACGTTAAGTGCAGTTTCGATGGTGCGCATCAGGCCCGCGGCTTCCTCGGCGCGCTGCGCGCGGGACAGCGGGGAATCGTACTGCACGGTGTACTCGCCGCCGGCTTCGATGAGCGCCCCCGGCATCGGCGTCAGCATACCCTGCCGCGACAGCACATCCAGTTCACGTTCGATAAGCGGACCGAGGTATTCCGATTGCTGCCGACCCATCGTCGGCGACAACAGCATACCCTTCTCACGCACGCGCTCCATCACTTCGGTCGCCGTCATTTCCGGCGTCTCGGTCAAAATCTGGAACAGGGTCACGAGGAACGCGTCGTTGATGACGCGCACCTCCATTTCCATCATCTTGTCGCCGACCGCCAGGTTCCCGGTCGGCAGCACATGCACCAGCGGGCGCCCGTCGGCATTCACGCCACCCGGGTTGATCGCGCCGGACTTCAGACTGAAGGTATCCACCACGCCGTCGTCGTGCGCCAGCAGCACCGGATCGACCACGCGCTGGCCCTGCTTCAGCATGGTTTTCTTTTCTTCGTTCAGCGTCTTGATCGCCGGCAGCACTTCCATCGCCGGACTACGGCCATAGACCTCGCCGGGCGCCTGGGTGTAGCGGCTGATGCTGTACGGGAAGGTGCGGTATCCGCCCTCCGACATCAGCGTTTTGGTTTCCTGCTCGACGTAGTACGACGCGAACGCCATGCCCTTGTAGTCACGGCGCTCGCTGTCCCGTTCCTCGCGCGGCTTCACGCAGTGCAGAAACCAGAACAGCCGCTTTGAATTCTTGCCATACTCGGCCTTGACGACCGGAGGCACCTTGTCCTCGCCCCATTTCTGAACGGCCTGGCGGGCCGTCATCGGGAACCGGCGGATGGCCTTGTCGATGATGCCCTGGTGGTTCTCGAAGAAATAAATCTCGCCGAGGTGGATGGCGCGGTAGCGGATGCCCGGCTCGTCGGCCAACTCATCCGTGAACAGACAGCCGGTGCCGAAGGCGCCCAAGCCGATATAATTCTGGTGATTCTGCCCGGCGAAGTTGGCCTTCGGGGCGTAGCGGTGCTTGAACAGCCGCGCGGTCGTCTCTTCCATCCACAGCCGAACTTCCCGATTGCGATTGAGTTCGGTGTTCCCCGGCATCAGCCGGTGCCACTTCTGGTTACGCGGGGTCAGCATCGACTCCATGACGGCGGCGAACCGGCTGAGCGCGATGGCCGCGGTGGAATCGTATTGCTTGGTGGTGCGCTTCTCGCCGGGGGTCTGATACTGGCCGTTCGTGGAGAACATGCCGGAATACGATGGCAGCGCCAGTTCGGCCACTTCCTGCCAGTGCGATTCCCAGGTGCCGCGGTCACCCGAGACTTCCTGAAATTCACGACAGACTTCTTCGGCGATTGCGTTATCGACCACGCGCTATGCTCCGAGCAACACTTTGCTGGCGAGCGTCGGCGCGGACGTGTCGCCCAAGCCACCGGTCAGCGTGGTGGATGCGCGCCCGGATTGACTGCGCTTTCTACGTTCCTCGGCCGCCGCTGCATCGCGTTCAGCCGCGGCGCCGGTGTCGAGTTCGGGCGCGGTCGGTATCGGTGCCACTTCCGGCCTTTCCGGCACCAGCGCGTCCACTGCCTTGTCCGCCGCAAAAAGAGCAGTTATGCCGCTCATGCTTTCCCCTTTATTCGTTTCGTGTAGACGTGCTCGGTCACTTCGTATCCCATGTGTTCCAGCAGTTTGCCCAGCGCCGGGTGCCTGACCTTGACGTGGTGGTGCGCCACATCTACGCCCTCATCCGCCAACGCATTTTCCGCGTACTGCAAAAGCTCCAACCCCAGCCGGCCGCGCCTGTGTTCCGCCGAGACGAAAACCACGTCCTGCAGCGCCTGCTTCGAGGTGGCGTAGTGCGCGTGCCAGCTCACGAAAAAGACGGCGTACCCGATCATCTTTCCGTCCAGCCGCGCCGTGAAACAGCGCAACGTCCCGCCGTCCTCGGCCCCGTTATAGCGGGCCTTGTCGGGCGCCAGCGGGATGTCCTGAAACGTAGCGATCTCGCGGTAGTGCGCTTCCAGCAGCGGCTCAATCTCGGCCCACAGGGCGTGCGCGCGTTCGCGCTGAAAGGTTACCGGCCGCATCAGTGCGACTCGACCGCCCCAAAACCTGTTACTTGCCCCAGCATGATGTGCCAATGCGGCGGCATGGAATGATTATCCACTGGCCCGTGTGACAGCCCGATAGTGCGCCGCTCTTCTTTGGCCCCGCTCAATTCCACAAAACCCTCGCCGACCAGGGTCAAAACCCCACGAAATCCGGTGCCATCCACCATGAAGAAGATGATTTCCTGCCCAATCAGCTCTCCAAGATGCGCGTCAAGCTTAGCAGGAATCAGCATGGGTGTTGCTTTTTGGACACTCTGTTGCGATTATCAGTATGCCTCACAACCGGCCCCGTCCGCAAGCCTAGACCTGCGTTCCTTGGCCTTTTTCTTATTGAACACCACGTCGTGCTCGCCGCCACCCAGGAGCAGATACTGCAAAGCCTCGCAAACGTGGCTGTATTTGTTCTTGACCGGCGATTCATGGATTTGCGCCCCATTCGAGGACCGCACGAACTTGAAGTGGTAGCCGCTGACACACCCCTTGATGAGCGTCGGGCAGGTCGAGGACAGCAGGATCCCGGCGTTGCCATCCACCAGCCGGTTCAGGGTGTTGACCACCACCTCGCGGCGAATGTCGAAATCGTTCGAGGGCGCCGGGTACCACTTCCACTTCGTGTGCTGTTTCAGTATGTCGAGTGGAGTTTTCTCGTCGTTCTGCGAGCGCACGAGCCCTGCCGGGTCCGTCCACCCCGCAGACACGTCTAAGTCTGGGTAGGTGCGCGCGATGTGGGCAGCCAGCAGGTCGGCGAAGCGGATCGTCCCGCAATCGTCAGTAACGAGTTCGTCCAGCAACAACCATCGCCCGTCCGCCAGGCGCTGCCCGATCACCGCGGCCGGGGTCAGCCCGAGGTCGGCGCCCACCAGCAGCGGCAGCCCGGCGACCGGTTCGATCTTCTCACTCGATACGTGGAGGTGGTGTCGGAACATCGGGTAGACCGGTCTGCCTTCCGCCACGAAACCGTACTCGCCGCGGATAAAAACCTTAAGATAATCCTCGTCTTTGCCCACGCTGCTGAATTGGTAGTACCCGTTGCGCAGGTTCGGCAGGTTCTCGGCTTCCGGGGAGAGGCCCGAAGGCTGATCAAAAAACTGGATCAAGGGCTGACCGGGTTGCAGCGCGCCTAGGACGATGAGTTCGTTCGTCAGTTTCGCGACATCGGCCTCCATCTTCAGGTCGCTATGCGTAGCCATCCGGTAGTGCCACGACTCGGTATCAGGAGGATTGGTGTCGCAAATCAGTCCCGCCCACGTCGCGCCGCCCTTGCCTCCTTCTTTCTTGGGGTAACGACCGACGCGGCCCGTCAGCGCGTCGAGAATAGACTTCGGAATAAACCGGCTTTCATTCAGCCACGCACCAGTCAGCTCTAGCGACATCACTTTTCTCACATCATCATCGTTATCCAGGCCAAGAAAAAGGAACTCCATGTCGAGATCTTTCGTCTTAACTCGGTGGCTGAGAGGGGCCGACCAAGTGAACTTGCCGTAATCGGCCGGAAGCCATTGCACCCACGTCGGTATCGTCGTGTTCTTCAAGTCGGGCATGGTGTTACGAACGACGGCCCATCTGGTACGACGTACGCCGTCACTGTCCGGGGCCTGCATTTGCGCACGGCGCAACAATTCAACCGCGCATGCGGTGGACTTGCCGGAACCGATCGGCCCCTTGATAACGCGAATAAAGGCGTTGGACTGGTGGAATGCCTTGACGACGGGGCCAGCCGGAGAATAGGAAATGACTTTGGGTTCAGCCATCTTGAGTCGTGCTTCTGTATCCCGGCGCTTCTTTTTCTTTGCATTTGTGATCGTTGGCGTGTCTGCACCCGTGTTTGCACTCCAACGGCAGATCGTGCTCTACACACACGTCCTCGGTGGGCTTGCATCCCCACCGATTAACCGGCCGGTTTCGTCGATCGCTCATTCTCAATCCAGACCAGAAATGTTGATGCTGAGGGCTGAGAGCTGCCGCACGTCCTGGCGCTCGACCAGCAAGCCGAACAGCTTGCTCTGCATCTCGCGGGCCCGGACGAGCGCCGTGGCATTTTCGGTTTTCATGGCGAACTCTGCCGCTTCCTTGAAATCCTGGAACGACGAAGCCACGTCGTACTTAACCTCCAAGGCGATCTCTTTGCGCGCCACGGCGATGGCCGCGCGCACCAGCGGGTCTTTCTGCATGAGATGCCCGGCGCGGGAGTGGCCGGATGCCTTGTTGGAGGCGCGCCACCCAGCCTCGACTACCGCATCGGGACCGGTCGCGCCGCGCAGAATGGCGCTCACGAAGGCGGCCTTCTTCGTGGACATCATCGCCATCAGCTCTTCAAAGGATTTCTGTTTCAGCTCTTCCTCGGAGGGGAGAGGGATACGGCCACGGCGGCCTTTCCCGTCCTTGGCGAAGCCCGGGGGGCTTTTGAGCGCCTTGGGCGGGAGGCCAAGAATGTCCTCCATCGCTCGCTTATTGCCTGAGATTGCATTGGTCATTGTTGTATTTTTGCATACGCGTTGCCATAATGTCAATCCTGTATGCAGCTTAAAAAATAAAAATCGTGAGGGCAAAGTACCTACGCTCCTGCGCTTACGGCGCGCTATCGGCCCCCCACCCCACCCCCCACCCCCCGGTCAGTCTTTTTCCTGTCCTGGCCTGGCGTTTATTCGCTCGATATCGTGGCCGTGCTCGCTCCCGCTCCGGAGCGACTGACTATCAATCATTTGATTGCGTGCGTATTCGTGCATGGCTAGGCATGGCGCGCTGGCTAGGTCGCATGCAGGTCGCGTGGCGCCGGCGCTGCAGGTAGCTTGGCACGCTTTTTGCCCGCGCGCACGCGAGCGAGCGACCGAGCAATTAAAAGGTCGAGTACATTAGTATATTAGAATGTACTAATATACTAATAGATATCCCTTCATGCCTGTTGACATTATCGCAACGTGAACGATAATTCGCAATAGTAGTTAACCCAACAACACACGGAGCACACAACGCCATGAAATGCACCTTGATCCTGCTTTTGTTGCTATCCGCCTGTTCGCCAAGCACACGAACGGTGTGCAGCGCCGCAATGAACGCGGACACCGTTTCCATAAAGCTGTGCCACCAAGAGCACACAACGCCATGAACAACACGCCAACCAAACGCCTGCAGCTCTTCCAAGCCATCCTGTCCCTCTACAACTCACAGTATTACCGATGCGGCGACTACCAAGCCAAGGTCAGGGCGCTGCACGCCTTGCTGCGCACTCGCACGCCTTGAGTGCTGTTTAAACCTCAACACACGGAGCATAAGACAATGACTACCGTCAAATCCCAAAAGAAAACTTTCCGCACCGACTACATCGACGCGCAAGGCAATCCCTGCACCTTAATTGCCGAAGTGCGCCATGACGATGAATGCCGGAATGGGCACAACAGTTTCGCCATCACTGGCGATCTGTACGAGATACATCAGCAACGCGGGGAGCCCACCATAAAGCACGCCTCCGGAAAAACTTTGTGGCTTGGCGCGTGCGGCTGCTTGCACGATGAAATCGCCGCGCACATTCCGGAGCTGGCGCCGTTCATTAAGTGGCATCTGTGCAGCACAGACGGTCCGATGCACTACATCGCCAATACTCTGTATCACGCTGGCGATCTTGACTACAACGGATTGAAAACCGGCGAGCCCAACCCGCGACACGTTGAACACCGGCTGCGCTGCCTCAATTCCCCTTTCACAAAACCCGTGCCCGGCGAACTGTACGCCTGGTTACAAGACAACCCTTGCGCCGAATATGTAGCCGTGGCCCACGTCAACCGGCCGGGCACAAATTACGACTTCGGACCAAAATACGCGCCTTTGGGATTCACTGACGATTGGTACGCGTGCCCTTGGGATACAGAGAGAGAGGCGCAGGAATTTGTCGCGGCTTACTCCCTGCCGCACGAAATCACTACTGTCCCGACATCCTTTGGCAAAGGCAAAACCCGCGATCTGGACGCCGCCAGGCGTTCTGCAGTATGGCCGGAGGCAACAGACGCCGAGTTGTCGCTACCCAAGGATGAGCTGCGCGCCAAGTTAGAAGCACGCCTCCCGGCCTTGCTGGTGGAGTTTCGTGCGGCTGTGGAATCCCTTGGGTTGACGTTCTAGCGGACCCGCACCCTCTATCCCGTTCAACCATTGAGCGGGATACGGGGCGCAATTCCGCGCCAACTAACCGGAGCACCTAACATGCCGACAACCGACACACTAGACGGCGATTCTGGCGAAGGAATGGCCCTTGAAGCCATTGTGGACAAGTTTGGAATGCTGCGCGTGCTTGAGGCGCTTGGCGACATCTGCGAAGCCAAGGCAGAGCACATAGCGGCGTCGTACTCCGATAAACCCCTGGCGCAACGCTGGCACGCTCGTGGCAAAGCGCTCTACCACACGTCCGGCCTTGCGCCGTTCAAGGACTAAACCAACTAACCGGAGCACATAACCATGAAAACAGCACAACACACGCCGGGGCCTTGGGAAGTAGACAGCGAAGAAATATACGGCGACTGCCGAAACCCAAAAGGCCAAGACTTAATCGCCCGCTTGCCTATGGAGTGCAACGCCGGCGGCCTATTAACAGACAGGAACCGCGCAGACGCCCGCCTCATCGCCGCGGCGCCTGACCTGCTGGCGGCGTTGAAAAACGCAGTACGATGCGGCGAGAGAGACGGAATGCCGGGCAACCCAGGGAGCGCGCCAGCTTGGACTGTTTCAGCCAGAGCCGCCATCACAAAAGCCACGGGAGGCGCCTAGCCATGCACAGCCTATCGCTCGGCTTCACTGGCGCCATGGGCCTGTTCATCGGCCTGGACATCCTTGTCCGGATCCCATCCCTGTGGGGATATTCCGCCATCGTCTCAGGCCTGTTTCTTTTCATGCTCGGAGTAATCAGGGAGGCCAGCCCCAATGCCCGATAATCAACGCGGTGGAAGCCTAAACGCGGCCAGGGGTATCTGTCTGGCTGTTCTACTCAGTGCCGGCTTCTGGCTGGCACTTGCCTTTTTCCTGATATGGAGGGATTGAACGTGCAGACCGAACATCTTGAACAATTCCACGCTGAAGTTATGGCGGGGTGCGACATCCAGAAAGGCCGGCAAGGACTGTACCGGCAAGTGCGCGTTGTTGTGGGCCTTGGGCTGACAGTAACAGAGCTGCAACGCAACGAAATGCTGGCGGCGCTGCAAGAAATTGCCGCCATGTCGTGCAACCACGGGCCGCAGGAATACTGCCATCGAGAAGTTGCCCGGGACGCCATTAGGCGCGCGGAGTCGTACGCCCCTGCCGCCTATACCCCCGAATAACAACTCCCGCCATACGCCTACAAGGCGTATGGTTTTCCCCCGATCGCCGGCTCCCTTATCCCCATAGCACCACCCGCAGCCCCAACTCGGCCATCGCCTGAGGAAAATCCCAGCGGCGCGCTCGATCGTTTTTTATTTTGAATCCTGGCTCGGCGGATTTGTACTCGTTTGTCACGGGAACAGCGAAGTTCACGAGAACGCCTCGAACCCCTAGTTTTACAGGGTATGATCTATTGTATCTATTATTCTTATATAAAATATATAAATCATACCATATACAATACCTCTATGCCGCCGGCGGCGCGTGTCCCTGCCGATGGTCATTCACCACCCACGAAAATTCTGTAGCCGAACTCAAAAATGACACGAGAACATGGAACACTGGATCAGACCCTTGTTTTACAGTGTTTTCTGTTCCGGTTGTTCCAGTGCGGGCAGTGTTGCGTTTTTAGCTACGCGTTGATATGCTTATAACTTCTAACTGCATGGAGTCTCTTATGTTTGAAGCCGATAGCAAATTCAAAGCCCCAACAGTAACAACGCACCGCAAATACCCTTTCCGCACGATGCAGATTGGGGAGTCGTTTTTCGTTCCCGGGGGTAAGCAGGCCAACGTGGGCGGCTGCGCGTATGCCCACTGCAGCACGAGCGCCGGCCGCGGAAAACGATTCACCACGCGAACCGTCGAGGGCGGCGTGCGCTGCTGGCGGATCGCCTAAAACTTCATCCACACAATAGGCGACGCGCTCTCTACCACCACGTCCTCTTCCGTCCGATCCAGCAGGGTGTTCATCAGGTTGTACGTCCCGCGTCTGTACCCGGGCTTCAGCACCCTGATCCGGGCCGCCCCATCGGGCAGCCTAACTACGCACCATCGGCCCATCGCATCCAGCGACACACTTGGTCGCGGCCGGTAATAGGCGATCACCCCATCCAGCGCGTCGGCGATCGAGTTGGCCGTCCGGTACCGCAGCGCTTCGAGCCCCGGCGCCTCCTGAGGCGGGGCGCTAACCCACCGCTCCCCTTTCACCCCTCCGGCGTGAACATTGAACTCCCCGTCAATCCAGCCCTTGATTGCCACTTTCCCCTCCCGGCTGGTGATGGCGCCGGGCTCGATCCCGGCGTTGACCAGCACTTCCTCGATGGGTACTCCTACAACATTGGCGAAAGCGGCGGCTTCGTCAAGCTGCATCCGTCGGACGCCCTTGAACGTCCGATTCATGGCAGCCGGATCCAGGTGCAGCATGGCCGCCAGGCGACGCTGGCTCAGTTGGTGGTCAGCCAGCTTGTCGATAAACCACTTCTTGTTGAACTGTGGCATACGCCCTCCTTGGCGTGGATGATGAAATCCTCTACTTTTTGTAGGCACAACGCTTCCCCTTGGTTTTTGTTGTATTGCGAAAGCCGCCCTACATAGCAGAAAGCTCAACCACTTGCAAGCGGAGAATTTTACGGCGCCGCCACGCGCGGACTTGACTTCCGGTGTTGTCGCGTTCACAATGCGGGGACATGATCGCAACGCGTATGTCGGGGGTTATATGGACGACGATACGATGAGCCACGGAGAACGAAGTGAAGGCGATAGAGCCCGCGATAGGCGAGGCACGAAGTGTGGAACCGAGCCGTCAAGTCATTGTGCGCCTCTCAGCGCAGGACGGTCGCGGCAATTTAATCAACCATGAGCCCGGAGGATTTGCACATGTCACAAGGTCAATTTACGAAAGAAGAAGCGAAGGCGAGCGAAGATGCACTGAAAGAAATTATGGAGGCGTTCCCGAAGAAAAAGATGATGGAGTTTATCGGGCATTTCAACGATATCTTCCTGTTCCTCAGTGCAGCGAAGAAAAAGGCGCCGAGCGAAAAGTAGTGCAAAGCCTCATAACCGCGAATCCGACGGACAGGACCGGAGGCGAGCGGTGACGGGCGAATACCTAGAAAGCAAACCCGTTCGGCTGCCGGTACGTATTTGTCCGGTAGGCGCCGGCTCACCTAACGCGGCGATACCGATTATCATCTTGGTGTTGCTGGTGCTTTTTTTCATTATACCGGCGATCCTAAAATGATCCTCGGCATCGACCCCGGTCTTTCCGGCGCCCTCGCCTTCTACGATCCGGAGGCGAATACTCTGTCGATCTACGACATGCCGACCTTCACAGTATCCGTCAACAAGAAGCAACGACGGATACTGGACGAGGACGAACTGTGCCGCATTATCGGCGTCTACCTGCTCAACCACGAACTCACCGCGATCATCGAGAACGTCCACTCCCTGCCCGAGCAGGGTGTGGCATCTTCCTTCAAGTTCGGCGTCTGCTTCGGCGCCATCCGTGGCGCCCTGGCTGCCCTCCAAGTTCCGCGCCGGTATGTCGAACCCGCTGTCTGGAAGCGTCACTTCAAGACGACATCCGATAAAGACGCCGCCAGGCGAAGAGCATCCGAGCTGCTGCCGGCGCACGCAGGGCTTTGGCCGCTCAAGAAGCACGACGGCCGAGCCGAGAGCGCGTTGTTGGCTTACTTTGGAGCGCGGACATGACCCCCATCAAGCGCAAGCGGTTGGGGAAGGAGGGATAGGATGAGATGGTTACTTAGAAAGCTTGGATATCTAAAAGTTGATTACGGGTTTGCTTGTGGCAGACACTGGATCGAGATAGACGGCAAGACCATAGCTCAAACACCCGGTGACGACTTCTGGCTGCGTGATGAGGATATCCGCAATCTCGCCGTTGCCGTGATACCAGGATGTATATGGAAAAATGGTCCGGCTTCATGGCAATGGGACCGATGGATTAACGGGCACGGAGAAATGCCATGACCCCCATCAAGCGCAAGCGGTTGGGGAAGGAGGGATAGGATGAAAAACACAACTGGGCTTTACAAGCATCAGCGAGACAATCAAGGCAGGCGACGGTGCTTAACGTCTTATGCGCCCGTAAACAAACTGGTTGTGACCAAACCGGCACCTACCTGCGAGGCGTGCGGGTTTAGGATTGATTCAAACGCACATCAACTGTATTGCAAGGATAAGCCATGACCCCCATCAAGCGCATCTCCCGTGATCCGACAGAGGAAATGTTAGGAAATGGTTGTGATGCCATGTTTCGGATAAACGGTGTCCACGCAGTTTTGACTAAAGACGTAAGCGGTATATTCCAAGCCATGTTCGACGCCGCGCCTGACATCGAAACGGAGGCGGAGAAGCGGGCCGAGGAATGGATTGCCGATGTAGATGATCCGCACATATATAATCTTCGCACTCCAATAGCAGAAAGAAAATTTGGCTTTCATCCTAATCATGGAATGGAAAAACAATGCGCTTAAAATTATTAGCAAGGGAGCCGACGAAGAAGATGGTTCAGGCTTTACGCCTTTCGTTGGACGATGAACACTGTTCTGATTTTGAAGCCTTGCGACGTGTGTTCGACGTCGCCCCTGACATCGAATCGGAGGCGGAGAAGGTTGCTCGTATTGAATTGGCTGAAAGATTCGGTATCTATTCTCCGTGGTCGCCAGAGAATGATACGGATATTGGCAAAGCCATTGAAATCATCCGTGCCTTGCTGTGCGAACGGGGGAAGATATGAATCTATATGTTGTTGATGTGTTGAAACGCATAGCTAACCATGCTGGCGACAACCCGGCACAAGACGCGGCTTCTGCTCTTTCTATTGCTTTTGAACACGCCAGCGAAATCGAACGCCTCACCCTCGACCTCCAATCCTCCCACGCGCTCACCCGCGAGCTGAACGACCAGATGGTGCGGCTTCAGCAGGATAACCGGAATCTGAATGAGCAGCTAAACGAGGCGCAATCGAACTATCAATTCATGGTTGACCGAGCGGCAAATGAAAAGCTAGATGGATATCGTGAATTGGGCGCGAAGTGCGCTTTGCTAGAAGAACGCGCCGAGAAAGCCGAAGCCGAACTCGCCCAAGCCAAGAACATGCCAGTAACAAGAAAACATGAAGTTGAATTCTGGAATGACGCGTTCAATGAAGTAGCTCGCCGCCTCAAGGAAGCCGAAGCGAGAGAGGCGGGGATGGTGGAGGCGCTTGAAAAGGCCCGAGCCACTCCGGTTTACCAACCAGGAGGGTGTCCATCTTGTCTAATTCAGGACATTGCAGATAAAGCCCTCCCCCTCGCCTCCCCTCGGGCGAAGCAGATATTGGAGGATGCGGCGCGCTACCGTTGGCTTGCGGCAAACCCAGGCGATCGCGCTTCGCTAGAGTGGCTGGAAGCCGACACGATTGACGCCTACATAGACGAACAGCGCGGCGTCAAGTCGTGAAACTTCGCATGGACCCGCTGGGCTACATCATCCTTGCTGTGATTTTGTCCATGCTGGGCGGTTACGTCAACGACACAACGAACGAGGAACCCGATGAGCGAACGAGCACTCCGGCACAATGAGGGCAAGCCGATCCTCCACACGGCGCTGACCTTCCCCGAAGCTCTGCGCGGTGTCGCCCGCGTCACCGCTTACGGCGAGAAGAAATACGCCCGCTTCAACTACCTGAAAGGCGCCCCGGCGTCGCAGTCCATCGACTGCGCGCTGCGGCACCTGCTCGCCTGGTACAACGGCGAGGACAAGGACGCCGAATCGGGGCTGAACCACCTCGACCACTTTGTATGGAACGCGATGCGCCTGGCCGACGAGCTGCAAAGGCGCCCGGAGCTGGATGATAGGCCGGGGAAGCAGGCGACGCCGGTTGGTGTTGCGCGGCCGTTCAAGCCCGGCGATCGCGTGGTCTACAGCGTTGCCGGCCCTGTTGGTTGGGAGCGCATGGATTGGGCGGCGGTAGCCGAACTTCGGTTAGGCGAACAATACACAATAAGAAGCGTTGAGTCTAACGCCGATAACAAGATCGTGTACATAACAGAGGATAAGATGAGTCTTGAAATCCACCCAGGCCACTTCACGCATGCCCCAACTTCTCCCGCACCAAGTCAAGGGGGCTGAATGGCTCGCCAGCAAACGCCACGCCCTGCTCGCGGACGAAATGAGAGTCGGGAAGGCGGTGCAGACCGTCGTCGCCTGCGATCTGCTCGACGCCCAGCGGATCCTGGTGATCTGTCCTGCCGTCGCCAGGATAAACTGGCTGCGCGAATTTGGAAAGTTTTCTTCTCGCTCCCTGCTCACAAGCGCCTTACTTTCGTCAACCTGCTCCGCGCTATCGAGGGGAGTCAACGTCGTCTCCTACGATCTGGTAGACACATATGAAGCCCAGCACCTTCTCGGCGACACAGACGCGTTCGACCGCTTCGACGTGCTGGTTCTCGATGAGAGCCACTACCTGAAGAGCGCCGATGCCCAACGGTCCCAAGTTATTCTCGGAAGAGGCGGCCTTGTGCATCGAGCGAGACATGTTTGGGCGCTGTCCGGCACCCCGGCGCCCAACCACTACGCCGAGCTGTGGCCCCTGCTGCGAGTGTTTGGTGTGTACAAGGGCGGCTACGATGAATTTGTACGGGAATTCTGCACCGGTTTTCGCGGGCCATACGGCTTTCAGATTACAGGATCGAAAAATACGATGAAACTTCGTGAACTGCTGAGCAAAGTGATGCTGCGTCGGACCATGAAAGAGGTGCGGCCCGAGATGCCCGCGATCGAGTTTGATGAGTTCGTGGTGCCCGGCGTTGCTTGGCCGAGCAACTCGCAAGATCAAGATGCGTTTTGGGTTGAAGAACGCAAAGTATCCGAGACGTTAGGCGCGAATCTCCGCATCGAGGACGTTCCTGCTCCCACCCTGCGCCGCTACACCGGCCTCGCCAAAGTCCCAGCTGTGGTCGATCTGGTCAAGCTGCGGCTCGACGGCGGCACCAAGAAGATTGTTCTGTTCGCGTACCACCGCGAAGTGATCGAACAGCTTATGGAGCTGTTTCCGGGCGAGGCCATCGCCGCGGTCGCGCTGTACGGGCAGACTTCCGCCCAGCAGCGGGAGAAAAACATCCGAATGTTTCAAGAGGCTCCGTTTTGCAAAGTGTTCATCGGCCAAATCGTCGCCGCCGGCACCAACATTGATTTATCTGTTTCAGATGAAGCAATATTTGTGGAAGCCTCCTGGGTGCCAGGCGAGAACGCGCAAGCCGCTGCTCGCCTGCAAAACGTCAACAAGAACCGCCTGATCACGGCGACCTTCGTGGCACTGGCTGATTCGATCGACGAGCGCATCCAGACCACACTGCGCCGCAAGACGAAAGACTTGACGGCTTTGTTTGCCTAGCGTATTGTTATAATCTCAACGCGTTGTTAACCTGACATTGGAGCGTACATGAAAGCTGAACTGTCCTTCACGTTTGAATCCCTCGAAGAACTGCACGATTTCACGGCCAAGATGGCGGTGCCGGTGCCCGCATACAGCCCGCGTATGCCGAGCGAGTTGGAAGGCGCATCCGCAGTTGCCGGGTTTGCCAAGGCGCCGGCCGAAGAGCCTCGCACCACCAAGGTCCGCAAGACCAAAACGGCGGAAATGAAGTCCGTGGCTGTTGTGGACCTCCCCGCTACCGAAGAACAGGAACCCGCCACCGCCACCGTCGACGCCGTGCGTGCCGCCATCTCGGCCGTCAACGAGAAGTTCGGCCTGGTCCCGGCGCGCAAGGTGCTCAACCAGTTCGGCGTCAAACGCATACCTGAACTGAAGCCCGAGCAGTACGCCGACTTCGTGAAGGCATGCAGCGCGGTCAAGTGACCAAGGAGGCAACGTGAAGGGCGTGAATAAAATGTTTTTCAACGAAGCGACGCTGATCGAAGCGGTTCAAAGGCAGTTTAATTTTGAATTCGCTGAAGGCTCTGCGCCTAAAGTCACGGGCGTGTCGTGGGATCCTCGGGAACTCACGTTCGAGGTCACCGTGGAATCACCGGACGGCCCGTGACCACCCTCGTCGTCATCGACACGAAAAGCGCCCGCATGGCCCGCTACGAGAACCGTCGGCGCAGCCACAAGGTCGCGCCGAGCGACCCAGAAGCGCACCCCTTGTCGGCCGCTTACGCGCCGCTGATAAACGAGTTCCGGATTCACCCCGAGAAGTTCTTCCCTACGGATCCACAGGAGGCAGCGTGAAAGCCGAGCGGCAGATGGATGTGTTCTTTGCGGTGCTGTCAATCGCGGTCGGCGCGGGTGCTTGTCTGTTGATCGCGCTGGGCGTGATGGGGTGGATATGACTTCCAACCTCCCCGCCCACTCCAAACTCGGCGCCAGCCAGATGCACCGGTGGGAGAAATGCCCCGGCTCCGTCCGCCTGTCCGTCGGCATCGAGTCCGTCTCGTCCTCCTACGCCGCGGAAGGGACGGTGGCGCATGAGATCGCGGCGCTTTGCTTGAAAGAGTCGGAGAGCCCGAGTTTTTTTGTAGGCCAGATTCATGTCTATGAAGGGCACCGAATTGAAGTCACGGAAGAGCTGGCCGACGCCGTGCTCGTCTATCTCACGACCGTCCGCGGTGACTACGCCGATTCCCCGCATCGCCCGGAGCTGCTGATCGAGCACAAGTTCCACCTCAAGGACATCCACAACGATCTGTACGGCACGGCCGACTGCGTGGCGCTGTACCGCGAGCACAAAATGCTCCGGGTCTACGATTATAAACACGGAGCGGGTGTCGCGGTCGAGGTCGAGGACAACCCGCAGCTCAAGTATTACGCCCTGGGCGCGTTGCTGACCTGCGGCGCCCCAGTGCGTGATGTGGAGATGGTTATCGTCCAGCCCCGCTGCCCGCACCCCGATGGCCCGGTGCGTCGTCAGATCATCAAGGCGATCGACCTGCTGGAATTCTCGGCCGACCTGCTGGATGCGGTTCATGCCACGGAAGCACCCGACGCCCCGCTCCACGATGGCGATTGGTGCCGCTGGTGCCCCGCCGCCGGTATCTGCCCCCAGCTCGCCAAGCGCGCCAACGAAACGGCCAAACTGGAATTCGCCCCGCAGTTGTCCTACGACCCGAAGGTGCTGGCTGAAACCCTTGACACCCTGCCACGGCTGGAAGCGTGGGTCGAGAGTGTAAGGCAGTTCGCCTACGGCGAAGCCTTGCACGGCCGGATCCCGCCCAACTACAAGCTGGTCGAGAAGCGCGCCACCCGCAAGTGGATTGACGACCACACCGCCGAGATCGAGCTGAAGAAGCTCGGCTTGGCCGAGAGCGATCTGTACGCCGAGCGCAAGATTCTCTCCCCGGCGCAGATCGAGAAGAAGATCGGCAAGGTCAACAAACCTGCACTGGCGCCGCTGGTGCAGTCGGTGTCAAGTGGGATGACCTTGGTACACGCCAGCGACAACCGCGAGGCGATCAAAAACGATGCGAAGTCGGATTTCGAGGGGCGCTGATGGACTTCCGCGGCCTTGCTGAAGCGGTTGCCGAAGTTCCCCCGCCCCCGTGCGAGGTCTACCGGTGCCGGTACTACGCCAAGTGCGCGACGGAACTGCTGGCTTGCAAGGCGTTTCAGTATTACGTCTACACCGGCCTGGCGGTGGCGCCCCACAGCCTGCCGTCCAGGCGCAAATACGATGTCGTGATGCGCGGGTACGAACACTCGCAAGTTCGCAGCGGAAACAAAGTAACGGAGGTGCGCAGTGTCTGAGACGAAAACACCGTTGATCCGAAATCGAACTCCTGAAGGCCGCTGGATACGTCCTCGGCCGAACGGCTGGAAAGCGCCGTTCCATTTCAGCATCCACAACCAAGCCTTCGTGGCTCGGGTGCTGGGTCTGCAGCACGCTAACGCCAAACCCCGGGCAGGCGTCCTGCCTTGGGACTTGGACAAGGCGCTGAAATCGGCGGCGCGCCGGTACCAGAAATTCTGCGGGAATACCGGTCGGCATTCTCCACATCAAGGCGAGCGCGAGCGTGAGCGCCGCCGGATCGGCGGAATGGCTACTCGGCACGATCACGCGATGCACGAGACGCACGTTTCCGGTGACAGCCCGGTGTTTGATGGGTTTACCGGTGTGCCTGCGGGGTTTTTCCGAGGGTTCACTTTTATAACGCGCGAGCGTCGCTGCCCCGTATGCGACACACGCTGAAAGATCACCGGAGAGCGCGGCTGTCTTCTCCCGCACTCTCTTTGAGGTGAAAAACGGGCGACGGGTGAAAGCGGATGCTAGGGCGTTTGGAATAGTCCGGTGCAGCGAGTAGCCCCGAGCCTTTTCAACTTACTGAGGAACTGTGCAAATGACGACTGATACGAAAAAAGCTGAAAACATAATGACTCCGGAGTTCCGGGTGTCTTATCCGAGTGTGTTCAAGGCCAAACTGAACGAGCTGTCCAAGAAGATGGAATTCTCGCTCGTGGCGTTGTTCAAGAAAGGCGAAAACCTGGACGCGCTGAAGAAGGAAGCCGAGCGCGCCGTAATTGCCCGCTGGGGCAGTGACAAGACCAAGTGGCCGAAGAACCTCCGCAGTCCGTTCCGCGACCAGGGCGAACGCGAGAGTGACGGCTATGAAGCCGGCGCAGTGTTCATGAATCTGAAGTCATCGCAACGTCCCGGGCTGGTCGATGGTGGCAACAACGACATCATCAACGAGACGGATTTCTACGCTGGCTGCTACGCCCGCGCCACGCTTCGTGCGTATGCGTACCCGAAGCCTGGCGTGACCGGTCAGACACCGGGCGTCGCCTTCGGATTACAGAACATCCAGAAGCTGCGCGATGGCGAGTCCCTGTCCGGCCGCATGAAGGCGCAGGACGAGTTCGAGCCGGTAGCCGACGCAGAAGTGAGCGCGGGCGGCGACGCCGGCTCGCTGTTCGGTTAATTTTTTGGGCGTGTGTTAAGGCAATTGGTCCCCGCCGTCAAACGCGGGGACACTTTTTAAAATGCCGTACAAGGATCCAAAGCAGCATCGACGGCGTTTCAAAAAGTGGTACGCGGAGAACCCGGAACACGAACGTGCGCGTAAACGCGCCCGGCACAGGCGGAACCGGGAGCACGAACTGCTCAGTATGCGATTGTGGTACCAGCAGAACAGGCATCATCACATCATGAAACAGAGACGGAGGCGCGCACATGGGGCGACCCTTGACTGAGAAAGAGCGGCGTGAACGGGAAGCCCGGGCGGCGGCAGCGAATCGCCAGCACGAGGCCGAACGCAACGCCAACCACCGCCGCGCTCGCGGCCAGGCCCGCGTTCTCTTGCCGGCGCTGGACGGGTGCGTGTTCGTCTGCTCCGATCAGCACCACTATCCCGGTTTGGATCCCAGCCCAGCCCACAAGGCATCCTTGTTATTGGCGAAGAAATTCAAACCCTACGCCATTATCTCAAACGGAGATGCCATCGACGGCGCCAGCATTTCCCGCTGGCCGGTCGGGTCGTACTCCCAGCTCGGCGAGCAGCCGACTGTGAGCGCAGAACTATTGGAGACTCACAGGAGGCTGAAGGAATACGAGGACTTGTCCTTCGTCAAGTATTGCGTGTGGAACCTCGGCAACCACGACGCGCGATTCGAGACGCGCCTGGCGGCGGTGGCCCCGCAGTACGCCGGGGTGAACGGATTCACGCTGAAGGACCACTACCCCGGCTGGCTGCCCGCCTGGGCGACGTGGATCACGTCGAACAAAGACAAGCACGCAGCACCCGAGGTAGTGGTGAAACACCGCTTCAAGGGCGGCACCTACGCCAGCCACAACAACGCGCTGTGGTCCGGCGTGTCGATGGTGACGGGCCACGACCACATGCTGTGGGCCAAGGCGCTGACGGACTACCACGGCACACGCTGGGGCATCGGCGCCGGCACGATGGCGCCCATCTACGGCCCGCACTTCACGAACTACACCGAGGACAACCCGGTGAACTGGCAAAGCGGCTTCGTCATCCTGCACTTCCGGGGCGGCAAGTTCACCGGCCCGGAACTGGTCCACGCGCTGCCGGACGGCCGGGTGCTGTTCCGCGGGGATGTGCTGAAGGTATGACCATTCTCCACTGCGACTTCGAGACGCGCTCCACGCTCGACCTGAAAGAAGTCGGGCTGGACAACTACGCCAAGCATCCGACGACGGATGTGTGGTGCATGGGGTGGGCGGCTGGCGATCACCCGACAAAGATAGCTCTGCCGAAAGACTTTAGAAACTGGCAGTCAATGGGTGTTTTCGAGCACACCGAAACTGGCGGCACCGTCGTCGCCCACAACGCGCCCTTCGAGCTGGCGATCTGGAACAACATCATGGTTCCCCGCTACGGCTGGCCGGAACTGAAGCCGGAGCAGTGCGTCTGCACGATGGCGATGGCCTACGCCATGTCGCTTCCCGGGGCGCTCGACAACGCTGCGGCGGCGGTTGGCCTTGCTGCGCAGAAGGATCAAGCGGGCCGCCGGCTGATGTTGCAGATGTGCCGACCGCGCGCCATAGAAGGGCCGCGTGATCCGAGCGGGCAAGACGCGTGGGAGCCCGAAAAAATTAAGTGGTGGGACGACGAAGAGCGGCTGCAAAAGCTCTACGCCTACTGCAAGAACGACGTGGAGGTGGAACGCCAGCTATACAAGCGCCTCGTCCCGCTCTCCGAGAAGGAACGCCGTATCTGGCAGCTCGACTACCAGATCAACAACCGCGGGGTGGCGGTTGACATCCCCACGATTCAAAAAGCCATCGAGGTGGTGCGCCATGAGCAGGACAGACTCAATACGGATATTCGAGCTGCCACGGGAAATTTCGTCGGCTTCGTTACCGAGGTTGCGCGCACTACACAGTGGGTGCGATCTCAGGGTGTTGACATACCCGGACTCGCAAAAGCTGATGTGCTTGACGCACTCGAACTGGACGGACTGCCCGATCATGTCCGCACTGTCCTTCAAATACGGCAGGAAGCTGGTCGCTCATCCACCTCCAAGCTGCGCGCGTTCGTCGACGCCGCGAGCTCCGACGGCCGCGTGCGCAACACCATGCAGTATCACGGCGCCGGCACCGGCCGCTGGGCGGGTCGTCGGATCCAACCGCACAACCTCCCCCGGCCGACGATGGCCCAAGCCGATATCGACGCCGCTATCGAACTACTTCAAGACGGGAGCCGCGACGAGATAGACCTGCTGTACGGCCCGCCGATGGACGTGGTGGCGAACTGCCTGCGCGGCATGATCGTCGCCGCACCGGGGCATGAGCTGCTGGTCGGCGACTTCTCGAACGTGGAAGGCCGCGTGATCGCCTGGCTCGCCGGAGAAGAGTGGAAACTTCAGGCGTTTCGCGATCAAGACGCCAAGACCGGCCCCGAGATTTATCTGGTTGCGGCCGGGCGCATCTATAACAAACCGCCGACAGCCTACACCAAAAAGAGTCCGGAGCGGCAGACCGGCAAGGTTTCCGAGCTGGCGTTTGGATTTCAAGGCGCGTTGGGCGCGTTTCGCACGATGGAAAAGTCGCTCGGGCTCAGACTTGGTTTGTCGGACGACAAAATAAACGAAGTTACCCGGGCCTGGCGCAACGCACATCCGGAGATCGTCGGGTACTGGTATGCCCTGGACACCGCCACGATGCAGGCAATTCGGCAGCCTGGGGCCATAAAAACTGCCGGAGCGAAACAGCGGCAAGTTAAGTACCGCGTGGCGGGGTCTTTCTTGTGGTGTCAGCTCCCGAGCGGGCGCGTGCTCTGTTATCCGTATCCAAAAATCGGCAAGCAGGTGTTTGCTGAATTTAAATCCCCGAAAGGTGTTTTCAAAATGACGTTTGCGGCGCTCACCGAATACGACGCCGCCGTGGCCCCCGAGAAGTACGCGCAGAAAAACAAGCTGGAACTGCGGTCGGTTGGCGAGCCCAGCGATGTATTGACGTACATGACGGTGGTCAGTGATGGAGCGAAAGAGAAAGTCGTTCCCGACCCGGCCGCCTCCGGCAAGTGGCAGCGCGTCGCCACCTACGGCGGCAAGCTGGCCGAGAACGTGACGCAAGCGGTGGCGCGTGACCTGCTGGCTGAGGCGCTGATTCGTCTGGACGAACAGGGATTCCCGGTTGTGATGCACGTCCACGACGAAGCGGTATGCGAACTACCGTGGGACGCGCCGGAAGGACAGCTTCAAATGCTGGAACAGATTATGGCCGAAGTACCGGAATGGGCGACCGGGTTGCCGGTTGCCGTGGAAGCGTGGAGAGGACGGAGGTACAGAAAGTGAGTGACGAAATTGACCGCGCCAACGAACGCGCCCAGGAGCTGCTGGACGAATCCCTCGCCAAGCGCCGGGAGTCCGGCCCGCCTCCCTGCGGCGCCTGCTACTTCTGCCACGAGCCGTTGGCCCCGGGGCTGCGCTGGTGCGACACCGACTGCCGCAAGGATTGGGAGCGACTGGAAGCGGTGAACAAGAGCAAGGCCGGGCGGTACTACGACGAGTCGGAGAAAGAATGAAAAAGCAAGTGCTGTATGTGGCGCACGCCATCCCGTCGAGCGATCACCCGCGGAACCTGATAAAAATCGGCGTGTCGTCGAGCGTACACTTGCGGCTGCGTGACTTACAAAAATGTTTTCCGTTTGAAATACGCCTTGTATATAAATCTAGGCCGCTAAACAAGTGGAACGCGCGCAGATTAGAGAAGCTTCTGCACTGTCATTTCAAGCCGTATCGTCTACGCGGAGAGTGGTTTGCCACGGACTTAAGATACGCGGATTTTATAAACAGCCAAACCGATGCTGATCCACTTAACTTCCCGGAGTTCCATGAGTACGCACGCTCTACACTGAAAACGTTGGTTCGCGGAAAAACAAAAATGTTAAAAGAAGGACGGAACTGGCGTGAAAACTAAACTTGATTCGGCCCTCGAACTGGCGAAAGACGGCTTCCACGTTTTTCCGCTCGTACAAAATTCCAAGTTGCCACTTATTGACGGTTGGCAACGGAAAGCCACACGCGACCCGGAGCAAATCCGCCGTTGGTGGACGTGTCCCGTCATGGGCATCGAACAGGACAACAACATCGGCATCTCCACCTCCCGCTTCGGCGACGACCAGGCGCTCGTCGTCATCGACGTGGACAACAAGGGTGACAAACATGGCGACGACGAACTGCTCAAGCTCGAACTCTCGGGGTTCGATTTCCCTGCCACGTTTGAACAGGTTACACCTACGGGTGGTCGACACCTTGTTTACCTCGTGGATAAACCGCTCCGGCAGGGTGCCAACGTACTGGCAGCGGGACTGGATATACGCTCTCGCGGAGGATTTATTGTTGGAGTGGGAAGCACCCTCGACGGGCGAGAGTACGTCCGAGCTGGCGTTTGCGGTGAACTATCTCGCGCGCCATCTTGGCTTGTCGATAAGTGCGCTGACGCGCATCCTGATCGACCTGAGCGAGTTCACGCACCGGCACCTCCCGTCAATCAGGATCGGGCTGCACTACGAGCCATCGAGTACCTCGCCTCGCACGCACCACTAGCGGTCGAGGGCCAGGGCGGCGACCAAACCACGTTCCAGGTGGCGGCACGGCTGAAGGACTTCGGCGTGGACGAGGCCGCGGCAGTTACGCTGATGAGCCACTGGAACGAACGCTGCTCGCCTCCGTGGCCCGCCGATGAATTGGCCGCGAAGGTGGCGAACGCCTACCGCTACGGCAAGGAAACGCCGGGGTCGTCGGCGCCGGAGGTTCAGTTTCCGAAAGTGCCAACTACTGATTCGGTAGAAATTAGTAGCAAATTAGTATCTACCGCTCACCCCTTCGACATCCTGAATCGGGAGTTCGCGTTCGTGCTGGCCGGCGGGGGCAGTCACATCCTTTGGGAAACGGTGGACGCCAAGGGGCGGCCGGTTGTAGAGCACCTTAACCTGACCGCGTTCCACCAGAAGTTTGCGAGCTGGACGATGAACCTCGGCAAAAAAAACGAGCCTACGACAGAGTTGTGGATGAAGGACAAACGACGCCGCGGGTATGACGGCATCTGCTTTGACCCGAGCGCGGGTCCAGAGGTGGTGATTGGATGAAAAAATTCTACAACCTGTGGCGCGGGTTTGCGGTGGAGCCGATTCAACAAGGAGAACTTGTCAAACCGGAGTGGCAACGATCCGTCGACATGTGGTGCGAACATGTCGAGCAGAACGTGTGCGGCGGCGACAAGAAGCTGACCCGGTGGCTGATCGGGTACTTCGCGCACATGATGCAGTGCCCGGGGATCAAGCCCCTGGTGGCGCTGGTGTTCCGCGGTGATAAAGGTGTTGGCAAGAACGCTGCTGTGGAGAGGGTTGGCGCTCTGCTGGGGAGCCATTTTCTTGTCACTAGCAATAGGCGCTATCTTGTTTCTAATTTCAACTCTCATTTCGAGAACCTTATTCTTTTCGTGTTGGACGAAGCCAGTTGGCCGGGCGACAAACAAGCGGAAGGAATTCTGAAAGACTTGATAACTGGAACCCAGCATCTGATCGAGCACAAGGGCGAGAAGCCCTACTCCGTGGCGAACCTGATGCGCGTCATTATCATGGGCAACGAATCGTGGATCGCGCCCATGTCGCACGACGAGCGCCGGTTCGCGGCATTCAGCGTGGGAGAAGGGCGGAAGCAAGACCGGAACTTTTTTAAGCTCATGCGGGAGGGAATGGAGGCTGGCGGGTATCGTGTGCTGCTCCGCTACCTACTCGACTACGATATTTCCGGCCTGGATTTTAACGAGGCGCCAGTAACTCAGGAAATGCACGATCAAAAAGAAGAAAGCCTCGGCGACGTGTATAAGTGGTGGCTCGACTGCCTCATCGAAGGCCAGATCGTCGGCAGCGACTTCGGCTCGGAGTGGCCGCAAGAAATCGAAACCGAAAGGTTCCGCGCTGCCTTCCGTCGTTACAGTAAGGATCGGAACATACGCTCGCGGTTTCCCGATTCACGCGCCATCGGAAAACTCCTGAAGCACTGCGCCCCGACGATGGTCAAGCACCGCGCGCGCAAGGATAACGAGATGCCCTACCTGTACCGGCTGCCGGCGCTGGAAGATGCGCGGGAATCTTGGAGCAAATTTATCGGCCACCAAGTTTCGTGGAACGACTAGCCGTGAAACAAACCCGCCTCGAATCCTTCGTCGAGTCCTGCCTGAACACGGCTACCGGCTTCCTGGTGTCGCTGACGTTCTGGACGTTCGTCGTGGTGCCGGTGTGGCATCTGCCGGTGACGATGCATCAGAACCTCGTCATCACGTTCTGGTTCACCGTTCTGTCCGTGGCCCGCTCGTATGTGTGGCGGCGGTTCTTCAACGCGCGGATCCACCGAGCGGTTCATAAACGTACGAGGATACTATGGAAAAGGCAAAACTGATTACGTGGTCGAGCAACACCGGCAAGACGCTCAAGGCACAAGCCGTTGACATAAACCACTGCTACAGCAACAACCCGCCCATACTGGAACTCATCCTGAAGCGGGGGCCAAGACAGAGCACCGCAATTCACATTCCAGTGGCGGCGGTGCTGCGCGCCATAGCGGGGTGTGGCCGGAGAACCGCGCGGTGACCGCCCACGAACCGCCTTGGCCGGTCCTGCTGCTGGTCGGCGTCCTGTGCCTCGTGCTCGGCTACTACGGTGCTGGGTTGAAGGACTGGCCGTTGTGCCGGGCTGACCAGGTGCAGATGTGGAGGGGGAGATGAGCGCCGAGATTTTGCACGGTGACTGCCGAGAAGTTCTCGATCTATGTGTCGCGGACAACAGCATCGACGCGGTTGTTACAGACCCACCCTATGGTCTAGGCTTCATGGGGAAAGATTGGGACCACGGTGTTCCGGGCGCTCACTTTTGGGCCGAAGCGCTGCGCGTCGCCAAGCCCGGCGCTCACCTGCTCGCGTTCGGCGGAACGCGCACCTACCACCGCCTGGCCTGCGCGATCGAGGACGCCGGCTGGGGCATCCGCGACTGCTTGATGTGGATTTATGGCTCGGGATTTCCGAAAAGCAAGAACCTCGAAGGCGGACGCGGGACCGCGCTCAAGCCCGCTTGGGAGCCGATAATCCTCGCGCGCAAAGCACTGGAAGGAACGGTCGAACAGAACGCCGCTAAGTACGGAACCGGCGTGCTGAACATCTATGGGTGCCGCACGAATGCGGGCCGCTGGCCCGCTAACCTTGTCCACGACGGCAGCGATGAGGTGGTGCGCGTGTTCCCGCAGAGCAACGGGCAGCAGGGCGACCTCGTAGGGCACAGTAAAGCCCGCAAGAGCCAAGGTATATACGGCGACATGCCGGCTGCGCGCGATGCTTTGAGGCGCGGTGATACGGGTAGCGCCGCCCGTTTTTTCTACTGTGCCAAGACGAGCAAGAAAGATCGAGACGAGGGGTGCGAAATGTTGCCGCCCGTCACCACCACCGACGGTCGGAAGGTCGACATTGAGAATCCGTACTTGCGTACAAAAACAACTCGGCGGAACAGCCACCCGACTGTCAAACCGACCGAGCTGATGCGCTACCTTTGCCGGCTCGTAACCCGGCCAAGCGGTGTGATTCTCGATCCTTTTATGGGTAGCGGCAGCACGGGCAAAGCCGCCGCGCTTGAAGGGTTCCGATTCATAGGCATAGAACTGGAAGCGGAGTATGTGGCGATCGCGCGGGCGCGTATCGCGGCTGCGACCCCCGCGCGACCTACGCCTTGAAATTTGGAGCCGGTGAGGCGATTTGAACGCCTGACCTACTGATTACGAATCAGTTTTTATACCCTGAAAAAACAATGCGTTGCTGTTTCAACAACTATTTATCCCGAGAGAACCGCGTGCTGTTGCTATTTTAGCAACACCTTTCTCGCTTAGATTGCGACTAGCCTGCGACCTGGGGGTATTGACAAAGGTACAACGGGGCGTAGAATCCGCAGCATGAACTCGACCCTCAAACAGATTCTGCACATCTTCCTCGTCGCCATCCTGGCGGCGATCGTCTTGGCGCTCGTTGGCTGCGCGGGGCCGCGGTACCAGAACCCCGGCAAGACCGATCAGGAATGGCACGCCGACGTGGCCGACTGCCAGAGCAAGGCGTACAGCACCAACGTCAACGCTGTTTTTCAGCGCCAGATATTCGACTCATGCATGAAGGGGAAGGGGTGGGCGCGTGCTGAATAACGTAACCCCGCGTGGGCGTCAGTCCGGCCGTAAAAATATATGGGCCGGCTGGATTGAAGCGTGGCTCTACCACAACCCCGGCAAAACCCTCTTCGTGGCTCGTGCTGCGCGTGGCGCCAGTGTGGTGCTGAAACAGGAGTCAGAAGATTTCGTAGCGGTGCGGTGGGTAAAAGACGATGAGCCCCAAAAAGCACTCCCCGTGGGCATCAGTTACGATGAGGCGGCTGATTTTTCGGCCGATACGTGGACGAAATTGCGGGAGTCGGGGCTTCTGTGCTGACTAACGCCATCATCCGTGCCGCCCTCCCCGGCGACACCCTGTGGGATGAGAATTGTAAAGGTTTACACTTACGATGCACCGCGAATCGTAAGTCTTTATACTTATATTTCCGCACCAAGGCCGGCCGGGAACGCCGGCCAAAGCTCGGCGACTACCCCACCATCTCGCTTGACCAAGCGCGCAAGATCGCGCGGGAATTGCTCGTACAGGCAAGCATGGGCCGCGACCCTATGGCCGAGCGCCAAGCCTCCAAAGACGCGCCCACAGTGTCGCATTTATGCGACAAGTACTTGACCGACCACGCCAGCACCAAGAAAGCCCGCTCCGAGGCTGAGGATACGCGCCAGATCGAGGCGTATATCCGGCCAAAGCTCGGCGCGATTAAGGTACAAGCCGTTGTCGATAAAGACATTTCCACCCTCCACGCCGGCATGAAAAGCGCGCCAATACAGGCGAACCGGGTGCTGTCCCTGCTCAAGACGATGTTCACCCTGGCCGAGAAGTGGGGGTGGCGACCCGCCAACAGCAACCCCTGCCGTTGGCAGAAGCCATACGCGGAGAGAAAGCGGCAACGGTACATGTCTGGTATCGAGGCGCCCAAGATCGGGGCGCTCCTGTCGTCCTGGGAGGCCCGCCGCCCGGAATCCGTGGCTTTCATCTACCTGCTGGTACTTTCCGGGGCGCGGCCAGAGGAAATCGCCAGAGCCCGTCCGGAGTGGGTGGCGCCACTCCTGATCGGGGGCCGACTGGACCTGCCAGACTCCAAGACAGGCGCAAAGCCTGTCTACCTGCCCCCGCAGGTCATGGAGCTGCTGGCTCGGCTGCCCAAGGGCGACACGCTTACCGGGATCCGCTCACCGAAGGCGCTGTGGGAGATCATTCGCGTCGAGGCTGGGTGCCCGGACCTGCGGCTGTACGACCTGCGTCACACGTTTGCGTCCGCCGCGCTGCAGGCCGGCTACACGCTGGAACAAATTGGGGAGCTGCTGGGGCACAAGAACACGCAGACGACCAAACGCTATGCACATCTCATCGACGGCCACGCTCAGCGCGCGGCGGCGGATACGGCAAACCTGCTTGAGGGGATGATGCGACCGGCGCCAAAGCTGGTCGCGCAGCGGTAGCTTACTTCCCGCGCATCAGCTTGATGGCGGAAGGCAGGTCTTTCAGGATGGCACGGCCGCCGAACCAGAATGTGAAATATATCAAGAAAACGACAGCCCAAAATTCGTCTTGCGTAATCTCCGGCGGTTTAGCCCACCCCATCACCCACGAAAATAGGTAGAAGCCCCACAGTGGGCGCTGTATCCGATTAGCTGCGTCGCATAGCTGGTTTATGACACCAGGCTGACCCGACACCCCTGCGAACTGCCGGGCGCTTTCCAGGTCTTGCGTATCGCGCTCGCTGCGTTCTTGCGACGTGTCGATGGCTTTGTCGGCCAAGTCCAGAGCTTTCTCGGCCGTACCGGTGGAACCAAACAGCCAGCCAACTGCTTTTGAAACGAAACTCATGCTGCTCTCCTAACAGTGCTCGCCGGACGGATCGTAGGGATCCAACCTGGCGCAAACCTGTAGCGCCCGGTTCCACCGCCACGAGCCCACTGGGTGCGTGTATTTGTATCGCTTCAGCCGGGAGGTGTAGGTGAACTCGCGCGGCAGATCGCGGAACTGCCCGGTACCGACGGTCCAGTTGTACACTACGTCCAGCACGTACCCGACAACCACGAACAGGTAGCCCGGTATCTTCACATACCACGGCAGCGTGTCGCGCCGGGCCTTGAGCCACATCACGCCGCGATACATCAGGAACAGGAATTCCGTGGTCACGAAGTCCACCAGTTTCAGGATCAAGTTCATGCGTCGCTGTACCCCCGCTTCTTCATGCAAGAATCGTAAGCAACTTTCTTCATAACGGCCGGCTTGATGTCCGGGTTGGCATAGACGTACTGGATCATGTAGATGAGCAGCAAGGTGGCGTCGTTCGACCACTCTTTCTCGTTCGCCAGGTTGAGCGTTTTATCGATCAAGGTGTCGCGTGGCAGGTTCTCGTCGCGCAGTTCCGCGAACAGGCCGAGGTTGTTGCTGTAGTTGTAGCAAACCTCCTTGTCCTCGGCGAAGGCGGCGAAAGCCAGATTCGGAAGGAACAACAAAACGAAAATGAGTTTCTTCATGCGACCCCATCCCACTCAAAAGAATAGTGGTTCCCGTCCTCAAACCTGCCACCCCACCTGGCGAGCGGGTGCTGCTTCTCCCACCACTCGCCCAGCTCGCGGTGATCTTCCGTGGTGGTCAGGTACTTTCCGTCCTTGAACAAATTCAGATCGACTGCTAGACGTTTGCGGTGCGTGCTGTTCGGGTGGCCGTAGGTCACGCGTGGATCGCGGTAGGCGTCGCCGAACGTCATTTCGTAGCCGAGCTCGTAGGCGTGGACGATCAGGTCGGCCACGCAAAGGGTGAAGGCTCGCTGTGCTTGTCCGAGGTTCATCAATGGGACTTCAGCGGCCCGGCCGGCCAGGAGCCATCTTCATCTTCATCATCGTCGTCCACGTTATCCCTCGCTACACTACTTTATGCCCGCGCGGTTCATGCATGACGGGGCGTGGCGGTTATCTGTGCCATCCGCTTGCCATCAGCACGAAATAAACCAGAGCGCCGAAGATAGCCGCGGCAATCGCACGTAGAGCCCACAAGCCCAGGGTGGAAGTCCCTTTTTGAAACATCTCGGAAAGCCACTCTTTGAAGGCTTCCTTGATGACTTTCTTTTGCTGTTCATCGGCTTCGCTCATTAGATAAACGCCCGCCAATAAATATCTTGAGTCGTGCCGGCGGAACCGTCGACTCGTTTCTTAATGGATACGGTGAAATTTGAAGCTGCCAGCGCCGTCACCTGCACTTCTTCTTGTGTGACAGAGGTGGTCGCCAGCACGCCCGTTGGCGTGGTCGCCAAACCATGACTGACGGTGGCTCCGTCGGCGACATTCGATACCCCTTCGTTTTCCGTGACGTATCCGATATTGCCGCGAACCTTGGTAGCCGCCCCGAGCTTTGTGATGCCGGTCGTGACGGTTCCGCTTATATGATTGTTGGCGATGAGGTTGGTGTTGGACGCTCCGATTTCTTCAATACCCGTAGCGATAGTGATGGTTGTTCCGCTTATTTTGTTGTCAGTAACGACGTTACTGGTTGCAACATCCAAAGAAATTCCGTTATAGGTGTTGGTGGTTTCCTGTGACGGGCTGACGATGGTGTTGCTGCTGATTAGATTCCGGGTAGAACTGCCATCAAGCGTAATGGCGTTCCGATCCATATTTTCCATAGTGTTTCCGACAACAGTACAATCACTGCTATTGAACAGACGAATGCCGCTGGAATTCTCATCAAAAACATTTCCGACAATAGTGTGTGTGTCGTTCCCGTTGGAGTGAAAGCCTGCTCCGTTGGCCGGATTTTTGCCGTTACCGGCTATGACGTTTCCGGTGACTATCACGGTATAGGATTGGTTCAGCGCGTAGATACCGTCACCCAAGTTGGTGTTGATGTAGCAATCCGAAACGTAGACGTAGGCGTTGTTTCGAGTGCCGGTGCCTTCCGCCAGGATGCCTTGTGCTTTGGCGTCGTTGATATAACACCCGGAAATGTGGGTGTCCTCTGCCGAGTGCAATCGTATAAGCGCCCCGGCTGACTGGTTGGCCGAGTTACCCGCCAGTCGCATGTTGCGAATCGCGTTGCCGGTGGTGTACGTGGAACCATCCCCGATGACGATCATGTGATCGTTGGTGGTGTTTCGCAGTGTTAGTTTAGTGTTGCTCCACCCAGCGCCGAGCAGCGTTACGCCGCTTTTTACGCCAATGCTGATCTTTCCGATAGAATAATTACCGAAAGGGAAAAACACCGTGCCGCCCGATGCCGGGGCATCATCAATCGCGGCTTGAATGGCGGCAGTGTCGTTGGTTGCGCCGTCACCGGTAGCGCCATAGTCCTTGACATTGATGGCGGGTTCTGCGAATAGCGTGGCGCGTGCGGCCCGGGCAGTGGTGTCGTCCACCACCGTCGCCATGAAGGACGATATGGGTGTTGCGTCTGTCGTACCCGCGGTAGCAATCGGCTTGCCATCGGCATCCCACCCACTGTACTTGCTGGCGCGGACGACTTTTGCCGGCATGTACATGTCGGCCGCTACGAAACCGGTGTCGCCTTCCGGCAGGCGCAGCGACCGCCCGATGACTTCCAGGACGCGCTGCACGATCATGGTCAGCTTGTCGAGCGGCTGTTCGATGGCGGTTTCCACAGGCAGCGGGTCGCCCTCTACCAGATCAACGTCCTGAATGGCGGACGGGTCGCGATAGATGGTGAGCGTCACGGTCGAAGCCGGCGCGGTCAGCATCGTTACCGAGCCGCCCGCGGGGTTGCCTTCACCGGACACGGTGTAGTGCGTAGTAAGAGATTTAACGGATTGGACTCCGGTAGCAATCACGGTTTCCAAAACGACCAAGTCGGCGTCCGCCAGGAAGTAGTACGGAAACGAGAAAACGGTGGTAACGCCGTTGCCGGTAAACTCGACTCGATTGGTAGTGGTGTTGATTGTCATGGTATATCCATTATCGCAATATGTTGCTTGTTTAACAACGCCAAACGCAAATGAATGAAATCAACGATTTAACTGCGCCGCCATTTCGTCGGCAATTCGCTGTATTTCCGCGGCCCTGGCTTCCGGGGGCAGGGCCACAAGTGCCGCCTGTTGGCGTGCGCTGCGCAAGACCTTGGAGTAAATGCCCTCTTTCACGATGTCCGGTATCCGGTCCCAGCCCTCGCTGCCCACAATGCGGGCCAGCAGGTCATGGGCGAACTCACCCTGCTTCTGCGTGTAGGCGTTGCGCGCCTCCGGGGTGATCTCCACATCGCCGATCCGGCCGGTGCCGCGGCCGACGTGCACCTTCTTGGGCGCGATCGGCAGGCGGATGCCCAAGCGTGCGGCCTCAGTTAACACCTTATCCTTGGACTCCCGGGTGACAGAGACCGGGGCCAACGGAAACAGCCGTTCCGGTTCGACCGGTTGGCCGGTCAGAGTGTTGCGTTTTGGCAACAGTTCCTCGCGCCAGATCGGAATGCGCGCCTGTATCGCCTCAAACACGGAGTTAACTTCGCGCGCATGTGGGTCCAAAGCGGTGGCCGGCTGCGCGATAAGGGATGGAACCAAGGAGCCTGCGTACTGATGCGTCCACCGGTCGCCGTACCGCTCGGGAACCGTCACGGCGTTGATGGCGTTCGCCAACCCAGATAGATAGTTTTGCGATACAGTGGCGTTGCCAATAGAAGCGACAATCACGGCGGCCACGTCCAATTTGTCTTGACTGTCGTCTTCCAGTTCGTTCATTATCTCGGATGCATCCGCAACGGCCGACATCATTCGCCCCAAAGGTTCTAGCCGCGCATAGCTGTAGTACGAGTCGCCGATCTTGATGCTGTAGGGCTGTATACCGGCAGCCAGTTGCGCTCGGCGCTTGTCCGGATCAACGGCTAAACCCCCGGTAATGGTGCCTTCTTTCACGGCAGCCGCCACAACCATCATCACGGTACCCCCGATAATCATGCGCGCGAACGCCATATCCTGCGCGATTTTTCCATTCTTGCCGGACAGATCAGTACGCGCGCTCTCCATGAGCAAGTTTATGCCCGGCAGCATTTCCGCCGCTCGTTTGAACAGGTTGATGGGCGTGCGCCTGGCCGGGAATAGCAGTTCCCACAGCGACCCCTGCACCATCCGGTTGAACATCTGCCCGCGAGCGCCCAGCGGCGTCGTGAAAGTAGCATCGCGGCCAGCTTTTTCTACCGCCTCCGCAAGTGTTTTGGCGGCAGTTTCACCGAGAGCGGCTTCCGGATTCTGTACGATGCTTTCGACGCGCGAACGAAACTCCCTCGTCTCAGGGTGCAGGTTTTCTTTATACGCCGTCCGATACGCCTGCGCGTACAGCTCTGCGCGCTCAACCATCGTTCGTGTCAGGAAGTCACCGGCACTCAATGGGCGAAACGATATTGATTCCAACACCTTTCCGAATGTGCCTTTGAACGCGCGTTTGTGTTCTATCTTCTGCGCAGCGTCCACTTCCCTGCGCCACGTCAGAATTTCCCCGGCGCCTCTCAGACCATCCAGAGCCCCGCGTTGCATCCCCATTAACAGCGCGTGCGCTTCCCCCAGCTCCACTCGCTCACCGGGAGTGGAGCCGCGCAGCCGGCCTATGCCCGCCGCTATGGCACGCGTCGGGACGCTCAGGCCCATCATAATCTTGTTGCCCATAATGTTCGCCATCCACGACGTAGGACCAGAGAAAATGGACGCCTTGAACACCGTGGCAATTTTTTCCGTCAACGTCGCCTCAACGGCGGCTTTAGCCACCTTCAGCGCCGCAGTCGCGTTATCGACCTGGCTCAGCCTTTCCGCGATCACCATGTCGTCGGCGGCGCTTCCAAGTTCCTCGATGGCCCGGTGCATTTCCTGTCTGGTTTTGCGGCTCTTGGCCGTGGACTGAATCACCTGAAGCACGCGCCCGCCCTCGCTCAACGCCCCTTCCGCTTCGGCCTCCAACATGGCGGCGCGTGCCACGCGAGCCTTGAAGTTGGCGCGCTGTTCAATCGTGGCGCTTTCGCCCAAGTCCTTAAATTCTTTCGCTGCCTGGACGGCATCCTTAGCCGCGGCCTCGGCCATCATCTGGCGGGCCAATATTTCGGCTCTGCTCACACCTTCCAGCGGAACGCGCCGGCCGAGGGTGTCCATGAGCAGGTCGGCTTCCGCCTGGCTTTGCGTGTTGCTGACCCGACCGCCGTGCTGTTTCTGAATTTGTTCTTCAAACAGCTCCGTCAACCGCGTGCGGGCGGCAACAATTTCCTCCGCGGAGTTGATGTATTCCAGCCGGACAACTGTAGGAATTTTCGGTGTGGTTGGTGTCTTGGCGAGTGTTGAGAACGGCGTTTCCATGAAGGCCGTCACAGCCTCCGGCGACACGGTGGCGGGATCGGGGACAGCGGCCTTGGCGTTCTCGACAGCGGCCGCAGGGCGGTAGACGGTCGGGATTTCGTCCGATTTTGCCAGCTCGGCTTTCAGCGCCGGGTCTTTCATCGCCTCAACCGCTACCTGCTCGGGCGGCACGCCGGTCTTGGCATAGATATTGCGTAGCCGACCGACCACGGTTGTCGCGGCGTGCATACCGCCCACCACGATCGCCGCGTCGAGGAAGTCCTGCGCGGTCGGGAGTCGACCTTCGAGCGCGCTGCCAACCGTCGCCAGCGTCGTGATCTGGGCACCGACGGCGCCGATCTGCGTGGCCGGGCCGGTCCCGAGCCCGCGCACGAAGCGCCCAGCCCCGGCGGTGGCACCACCCAGCACGGCGCCCTTGATGCCTCCGGTCGCGCCGGCTTTCGTGATTTCCCACAGCTCTTCCCAGGTGTCGACCGCGCCCATCTCGTAGGCAGTCATCAAGGATTCTCTGATCGCTGTCGGCACGGCGAGCGCCCCGGCACCAGTGCCGATCGGCCCGGCCGCGCTGCCGGCAACGCCGCCCACGATCATCGCCGGCAGGTCGCCCACAACGCCCGCGATGTTACCGGCCGCGCGCTCGTACCAAGCGGCATCGGGCGACATGTGTACGTCCGGGGCTTTGCCGCGCAGGATAAGGCCGGTCGAGCTGGCCTGCAGATTGGCACGGATGGAATTGATGATGCCGCCGGGGGCGTTGACCTGCGGCTGTTCGAGCATCTGCGTGCGCTGGTCTACAACCCAAGGGGCATCCGGTAGTCCCGGCGTAACCGGAGCATCATTCAACCACGGGGCGTCGGCCAGTTCGCTCATTTTAATACATCACGAATGGCTTGCTGTGCTTCTTCACGCGACGCAAACTTCTTTCCGTTCAGCCGCGCTATGGAAGATTTTGGGGGCGCGTCGATAACCACAGATATAGATTTTGGCAAGGCTTCAATGAAACCAAATGCCGTTTCTAAACTCTGTTCCGCCCCCTTCTCGGCCGCTACCGGCAAGGTATCAACCTTCCGCAGTTTTGCGGCTTCTTCCGCGGTTATGGGTTGCCATTTTCCACCGCGGTACACGCCCCATCCCTGTTTAAATTGCTGAATCGTGCCTTCCGCAGCCGTCTTTGCCGCATTTGCTTGGTCTATTACCGTGGATTTGGCCGTACCGAGGAACGTCGACAGCCGCCCCGGGGAGGCCACGTAGTCCTTGCTCTCCGGGTCCAGCAGGTCGCGCGGATTACCGCCTTCTTCACGTACCCGGGCCACTTCGCTGTCCACCCACTTGCGCCAGTTGTACATGGCCGTGTCGCCCATCGCGATCAGATCGGCACCGGTCGCCTGACCCATCGGCGAACGCATGAACGTGGAGTGAACCTGGCCGGAAAGGGTTTGCAGATCGCGCCCGAGCGCGTCCTGCGTCTTGGCCCGTTCCATGTCCAGCATTAAATCCTGCAAATCCTTGTGGCCCAATTGCTTGTTGACCGAGAACAGATTCATCACTACCCGCGGGTCGTCGATCTTGTCCGGGTGATCCGGTGGCAGGTAAATCTTGCGCTGCACGTCGAGATACACCTGCGGATTGCTCGTCACGTCAGGGTTTTTAATGCGCTGTTCCAGCACGGCCCGCATCCGCAACTTCAAATCGGGGTCGCTCAGCTTGGACTTGGCAATCTCCGTGAACGTCAGCCCGCCCAGGTCCGGCTTTTCCATGCGCTGTATGAAAGAGTCCCTGATTTTATCGTCGGCATCGGCCTTTGCCCGCTTCGCCAGCGTGTACGCCCGGTCCTCATCGGATCGTTGTGCTCGTATGGCTTCGTCCGCCATGCTGTCGAGCCCCGGCACCTTATCTGCTGGAATAAGCCCGTCCCACTGTCCTGCTTTGAGCTGCTTCTTAAACAGCTCCGGGCTCACGTTGTCGATCATGCCGCGAGCCGCCAGAATACCCAGCTCGTCGCGCGAGGTTTGCAGCAGCTCTCGACGCTTGTCGGCCGGCAGCAGCGCATACGGCCCGTTTGGGTCGTTGATGAACGCCGTAGTCTCAGCCACTAGCGGCTGAAGTTGCGAAGGATCTCGGTATATCGCATCGCCATTCTTGTTATGCGCTACCTTGAAGTTGTCGACTACCAGCGCGCCGTCCGCCGCCGCTTTGACCCCGAACGCTTTCTTCCGCAGCCCCTCTGTAGTCTCGGCACCGCGGGCAGCCGCCGAAGCTTGCCCGCCGCGCGTGGTCATCTTGTTCTGTATCTGGCTGACGCGCTCGGATACCGCGTTGTTGTACTGGTCCAGCGCGTCCTCGGCGTTGATCTCGCCGGATTGCACCCGGCGCTGCAAATCTTCCTCCGCGTCAGCGCGTACGGTTGCCAATTCCGCGTGAAGGGTTGACAAATCCTTGCGCTCAGCTTCGCGGTGCGTGGCGCCAGCCACATCGCCAACGGCCTCCCCGAGACGCGATACGCCGCGACCCACGTCAAAGTCATCCGCGCTGGCACGACGGCCTTCGATACCGCGGTTGACGCGAATTTGCTGTTCGTATTGTGGAATTTTAGGCATATTTAGCTCGCTACCTGAACCGGCGTGCCGTAGGAGTACGCGTCTGACCCGCCCATGAGCAAGGCACTGGCGGCATTAAAGTAGCCCGCTTTCTTGGTAGTCTTTGACTCGTACTCGAACAGCGTGGCCTCGTTCTCGTACCCGCGCGCCCTCAGCTCCCCGGCGTATTGCAGGCGTTGAACGTCCAGCGTCGCTTCCGTCACGGACGACTCCAACACGTCGAGCGGCGAGCCTTCCATCGTCACACCGGAGGCGCCCACGGCGGCGCGAACCGCTCCGAGCTGCTGGTATTGCTTCTTGCGCAGGCCGATGACTTCGGCCTGCGTTTGCTGCTTGGCGATTTCGGCGTTCTGCAACGAAATGTCGCGGTTGAAATCCGCTGCCTGAGATTTGGCCTTCGCGGACGCGATCGAACCGATAGCTTTCAGTCCGCCTGACGCCAGTGCTGCTGTTGCGCCCATTTATCTGTCCTGTGTGTGAAGCTGCGGGCCGACGGCCAGCACGGTGCAGGCCATCGGCTTGTCCTGCCGCCAGCATATCTGCCCGTACACGTCGTAGTCCCCCGGCCAATCCACCAGCTTGTCGCCGGTGAACAACGGAACCGCCGCCGCCGTGATATCCGTACTGACCCGGAACGAAACCTCGTCCATATCCGTGAAATTCGCGCCATACTTCAGCCCGACCGTGTTGTGCAGCCGGAAGAAACACGTGTGCGCACGTTTGATTTTGCCCTGCGCCGTGCCATCCGCCGCGCCGGCTTCCCACGGCATGTTCTTGCCGTCCGACACGTAGCCAAGGCCGATGTGGGCTTTGGTTGCCTCGCGGTCGAGCGTGATCTGCCCGCCCGAAACGACCTTGGTCGGATGCGCCGCGCCGTCCGCCAGAATGGATACCGTCTCGCCTTCGAGGTGATCCAGGCCGGAAATAACCGTAGCCGCGGCTCCGGAATACGTCAGGCCGCTGTCCACGAAGAACATGTCCTCCTGGGCGTCACCTTCCTCGAAATCTTTTGTCATGTATTCGATGTATCGCACAGTCGCCCCGTCGACGGTACGCTTGACAACCAGCCACAGTTCGTCGTACCCGCCACTCGGCTCTGGAATAACCGCTACCGACTCGACCACCGCGATGCCGCTGCCAAACGACCCGCCGACTTCATGGCGATGCCAGCCCACGACTTCCTGATCGCGCTCGTAAGTCAGGCCCACCAACACACCATCGCCCCGCACGCCCCACACGATGCCGTGCGGTTCCTGCTGGTACGCGAGCTCGCCGAGCCCGCCCCGGGTGATGTGCTCGGCCAGGGGGGTCAGGTCTGGCGCGCGGAAGCCGTCGACCTCAAACACGTAGGCCAGCTCGCGCAATTTACGCCCAGCGCGCTGCACAAACAGCGTCGCCCGGCCGGCCTTGATGGCCTGCACCCGCTTGCTGCCCTTGCCGTCCGATTGCTTGGCCGATATGTTCGTCGGCGAAAGCGCCTCGGACTGCGTGGACGGCCGCACCAGCCACTCGCCGCCGGTCGTGCCGACCAGCAGCCCCTTCTCGTTGTCCATCATCCACCGAATGACGTTGACGGTGCTGGCGTTAAGAGTGAACGCCACGCCGTTGTCCGCGGCCACAGTGCCGTCCGCAGCACTCGGCGCGTGGTTCTCGTAATCGCCGGATTTGGACCCGTCCAGGCGCTGCGGGTAATTCGTCGACCCTCCCCAAAACAGCCGATCTTCGAAGAACGCCGCGGCGCCGGGGTATCCGGTCGTATCGGACCACACCCCGAGACGCCAATTCACCGTTGCGGTGCCGGCCGAAGCATTCGGCCCGCGAATCAGGGCGGTAATGCTGGTCGTACTGGCCCGAGCGGTGATCTCCAACCACGTCCAGTTACCGGCCGGATCCTTCCACCGTATAAGCCGGCCCACGTCAGTCGTCTGGAAACCGGTGTTGCTGTTGATGCCGGTGACGGCGCTAGCGGTGACGGTCACGGAACCGGTCGTACCAGAGAGCGTGAGCGTCGTTGTGCTGGCGTTCGTCGGCAGATAGGGGCCGTCAAGAAAATCAATGGCCGTCAGCGTCCAGTTCGTGTGCGCCGTGCGGCTGAGTTTGCGTTGCGCGTAGCCCTGATGCGCGATATACAGCACGTCCGCCGATTGGGTGAAACTAAGATTGAACAGATCGGCCTCGACATAGGGCGTCGGTATTTCATAAGCCGTTCCAGTCAAAGCATACCAATACGTCGCGTTCGGCGGCGCGTTGCCCACCGTAGCCGCGATGCAGTAGTAGTTGACCCCCACCGAGGAAACCAGATCGCCAATGACGTAGTTCGTGGCCCCGTTGTAGGCCGCCACTCCGGATACCGCGATCTGTCCGTGGTCCTTGTAGAACCGGCAGTACAGATCACCGAACTCGATGATATACGCCTGCGTGGTCGAAAACTCGAATCGCACGACGCGCGTGGACTCGGCGCTGGTTTTTACTTCAGCAACGTGATAAGTGCCGGAGCGATTCTTCCAACCACCCTGAACGAGCGGGAAAGCGTTGTAGCAAACTTCCAGCCCGTTCTTGTACTTCGCCACGTCCGAACGCCCGGCCATGAGCTTCGACAGCTCGCCTGCGTTGAAGCTCTGCTGGATGGGACTCGCTTTCGGCATTAAGCCCTCGCGGTGATCCAGGTGTCGTCGGGCGGCGTGTCGGGGGTCTGCTCGTAGGCGTTGTTGCGTTTAGCGTCGGCCAGCGCGGTCTTGATGTCGTCCTTGATGCTGTCCATCTTGGTGTTCGACTGCGTGACTTCTTCGCACATGGCGGCGGCCAGTTGCAGCGCCAGCGCCTCACGGAAATCCGCGTGCATGTCGTTCGGATCGGTGATGATCTTCTTGTACCGCACGTTCAGCGGCGCGGCCCAATCCGTGATAATTTTGCGGCCTTCCACCGTCCAGTCCAGATCGGGCATGTTGGGCGGGATGATGCCAAGGCAGTCCGCCGGCAGCGTAAACGCGTTGCCGTCTGGCACGGTCCCGTCCGTCTCGATCGGCGCCGTGGCGTCCGCCGCCAGTTGTACCCGCGTAATGGCAAACGACCACCGATACCGCCGGAGCAGCGCGTCACGCACGGGCTCGTACGCGTTGTTGCAGGCGCGAGCGTTCTTGCTGTCATCGCTCAACGATGCGATTCGAGCAGCACCCAGGCGCTGCAGCGCGCGATTACAGATGCCGACTACAGATGCCATTTATAAGTCCTCGCTTTCAGGTGCGCCGCGTGGACCGGGATGGAGAAAAACAGGAGAAGCAGAATTCTCATGTCCAATCCACGCAACGCGGACTCAAAACTTTATTGCCCCTCGCCCACTCCCCGCCCATCCACTTAGCCTCGGTGAGATAGTTGCTGGGGAAATCGCCATCAAAAACAAAGAGTGCCGCGCCATATAAATTTCCAATTATCCTGGCATAGATAGACGGAACGATAGTAGCGATGGCCGCTAAAGACTGTTGAGTCATGCTGTTGATCGTGCTCCCGGTTCCAACCAGTTCAGATGCGTCAAACGTACCTGTCGCGCTCCCGTAAGACCAAACAGTGTAGTCTGTTCCCGATACATGCGCTCCGATTGATGCTTGCACAACCGTACTCCCGTCCGAGGCAATACAGGTGTGTGTTCCGCTTGCAGAAATTCCAGTCAAAATACCGGCGTAAGTGGCGGCCGGAATCGCCGTTGAATGATACCCCCAATGCGCCGATACGGGATTTCCCGTTATGATCCTGCCAGCGATTACAGAAAGAAATTTCTTGGTCCCGACGCTGTACGTGCCCTCCGGAACCGTGGGCACATACAAGTCAAATTCTTGTCCTGAGACCCCAGCTAAAATGGTGACTGAGTTTGGGATAGGCACGAACACCGAAGGCACGTCGTACGTCCACATTCCACCCCAGGTCACTCTGGGGTGGAATGTGGACGTAC